ATCCATAGTCCCATGTTACGGGGATATCAGCACTCACTTTATCTTTGTGATAAAAAGAAATACCTGTGAGACTTGCTTCTAAAAGATTTGTTCCGGTATGTCTTTCTCCGTATATGGTAAAGTTTTTAATCATACTGTTCTCATATCTCCGTATAAATATTTAAAAGTAGGAAATCTAAGACTAATGCCACCTTCTTGATTCTTAGTCTCTTCAAAATATTGCACCTGAATGACCTTACCCAATATCCTATTCTTATCTTGGTAAAAATCCTGTCTTTCTTCTATAGTAAATCCACTACCAACTCTGACAAGGTGATCTTTATGAGAAATATATACACAACTCAACATATCCTCCTCACATTCTGCACCATCCTTCACATATCTGAATGGCCCCATTTCTACGTCTAAGACCTCGTATTCTGCATCGTGAAAGGTTTTTACTTTCAAAAGGTCTTTGGATCGCTTTCCTTTATATGGGGCGTTCTTGCGAAGCATTACACCTTCCCAACCGTTAATGTCTGCTTTATGTACCCATTCTTGAAAATGGTCATCATCTAGAATGTGTTCTTGTTCTAGAATAGTTAAACACGGACACTCATTATTCTGCATATATCTTTCCAGATGACTCAACCTTTTAGATAACGGAGTCGTACCCTTCTTGTTATTAAAATCATCCAGAGACATTACATCAAAGATTTTATATGACGGATTGGGTATTGTATGGTCTTTCTTTTTAAGTTGTTTCATTATGCCTTGAAAATCTTCATTACCATCTTCATCTAGCAGGCACAATTCCCCGTCAAATACAATACCAGATAAACCAAGACTTGTAATGCCATCGGCAACAACGCCAAGGGTATTAAATTCCTTGCCTGTTCTGGAGTAGAAAGTAGGATTGCCGTTATTATCAACAATACACAAACATCTAACGCCATCAAGTTTACGAGATACATACCATTCGTCTTTCCAATCTACAAGTTTAGGCTCATATTTATCTGCAAGGGCTACACTAAACTCTGGAATATGATTTGCTATAGCCTTGTTGATTATCTTATCTCCCGCTCTAGTCTTTAGGTCTTTATCTATGATGCACAAGATGAGTTCTTCATAATCTGGATAACTGTCAATAAAAGTATTGACTGCACCAATAGCATCGTGACCAGTAATATCTCTATTTTTTAATGCGTTGAGCAGATCAAAGATCGTATCGTATCTTTCTCCGCACAGAGATTTCTTCTTCTTAATATTGTCACTGGTAACATTGTATTGCCACAACGGATGATAGGTATATAGCAAAATGCTTTTTGTAAATTCTGCGGATATTTTTCGTTCGACTGATGACTGATCATCAACAATGCAGTAATCTTCTATAATTTTTTGCTTATCTATTGTGCTGCTTGTAGACCTAAGATCAAGCACCATATTCCAAACGTATTCAAAACGCTTTGTAGACAAACCTGCTAAATAACTCATTGTAGTCCTCCTGTGTTTCCCCAAGTATATCCTATCTATCGGCAGTTGTCAAGAGGAATCTTTAGTCTTGTAGAGATTCTATTTTTGATGACAAAATTTCTTTTTGAAGTTGTGCAGTTTTCAATTCTGTTTTTAGGTCATCAATTTCTTGTTGAGCAATAGTGTTCTTAACGATACTGTTTGCTCTTTCATATCGTCCTATTTTTTTAGATAGATTCTGTGCGATGATAGATTGTTGCTCTAACTCTAAAGATAATACTTTTAGTTGCGTTTCGTTACTCATGATTTATATATATTATTGAATTTTTCCATTCGATATTTTAATTCTAACCACTCATTATGTTCAGTAAAATCTTTATTTAATTGATTTACCAGTATTGATCCGGTTTTAGGGAACAAAGCGGGGATGATAGAATGAAGGATTAAAAGAACGCCCGCTTTGATACACCTAATACCATGAAATGAAGCAAATCGCAAATGCTCCCAATAACCCATATTATTTTGATCTAAATGCTCAACAGATTTTTTTATTAACATAATGCACCCAACCTTTCTTTAGATTAGATACACCATTCCGGCAAAAGTGGAGGCGAGGGGAGTCGAACCCCTGTCCAGTATAAATTCCATATAAACTTCTACATCGTTAGTCTATTGTTATTAATACTATAGACAAAACTATTTGTCTTTCCAAATGTCAGAACGATTACGCTCATCGACCTTCTTAATTTAGGTAGGACAACCCTATCCGATTATCGGAGTCAGCATAATTGGGTAAAAAGGTTTATGCAACCCCTCTCACTAAGCAGCGAGTGCTAATACAGAAGTATCGGCAATTGAAACTTTGATCTATTTTTAAACTGGCCTTTAGATCAACCAGTCGATGCAATCTACACTTCTATTTACCTGTCGAAACCTTTACGCCCCCTATAAACTCTGATCAAAATGAGTTCTATTTACTACATTAAATTCTGCACACTTATTCATATCTTTTAAACAAGTTGATCCAATATAGGCACATGCACTTCTTAATCCACCAAGAATATCTTCCACAACAACAGAAGCACTACCTTTATAGGGAATATTTTTTGTTCTTCCTTCACTTGCTCTATAATCTTTTACACCGCCATATTTATTCTGGGCATTATGAGATGACATACCATAAAATTTTAGTGAAACTTTTCTTTTATCGGCTGGATAACCGGGATCACTACTTTGCCACCATTCTCCTTTTTTATTCACGCATCTATATTCGTACTCCCATTCACCTTCACATTCTTCTGTACCGGCCAGCATCCCGCCCAGCATAACAAAATCTGCACCCGCAGCAAAAGCCTTACAAATATCTGATGGGGTTCTACAACCGCCATCAGCACAAACCAGCCCTAATTTACCTTTACCACTTTTTAATCCATGAGCAGCATGGCTGCATTCAATAATGGCAGATAATTGTGGATAGCCACAACCTGTTTTCAATCTAGTAGTACAAGCACTACCGGGGCCAATTCCTACTTTAACAATGTCTACTCCACCATGTAGAATAATTTCTTGAACCATTTCTGGAGTACATACATTACCAGCCATAATAACTGGTTCATCTCCAAGTTCTTTTCTAACTTTAGCACAAAAATTTACAAAATCGTCTGTATATCCATTGGCAACATCAATGCAAATATTAGGAATCATGCGATTTGTTTTAGAGCAATAGATAAGTTTGTCAAGATCATCCTGTTTAATGCCCATACTAAACCATTGAAGGTCTTGATTCCAGATAAGGTCTGGATATTGTTCTTTTGAGTAGTGCTTATGAAGACAGGTTGGCATTTGATATCTCATTAAAATATTAGATATATCAACAGTGCCAGTAGTGTCCATATTAGCAGCAAAAATTGGTACACCTTTCCATATTCTATTAGAATGATAGAAGGAAAAATTTCTACTTAATTCTACTTCTTTTCTTGATGCTGTTCTGCTTCTTTGTGGAACAAGTAGCACATCATCAAAATCTAATTTTGGATCATTATTAATCTTCATAGATATTCTATACCTAAATCTCTTTTACATAAGTTACTATTTTTTCTATAAGCACACTTGTCTTTCATAAAAGAATAAACTCCAAGACATTTTGTTCTTGGGCAGTCTTCGGTTATTATATTTAAGATGTGCTTAATTGTACTTCCACTACAAATCAAATCATCAACAATGATATATTTTTTTGGAACAGCGCCTTCATATTGAAATGGAGAATATCTTTTTTCGTTTTTCTTGCGAACAACAATAATGTTCTTTTTAAGTATTTCAGTTATTTGTGGAACAACGAGCAGCCCACTTGTACCACAACAGGCGATGGCATCAAATTCACTTGAGTATTTTTTTAGATCATTAACACACTGAAATATAATTTTGTTTCTTATCTTAGGATTAAGAAGCATGGTGGTATGGTCACAACCTTGCAACCACCCACCATCTTCTGTTCTCCTATTGATTAATTGCTCACAAAAAGATGTGGTCATTTAATATTCGATTTCTTCTAGAGGAATATCCTCGTAATAATTAACCCAACTTTGCAGTTCTTGTTCTGAGTCATAAAGATATTCTTCGTCGGGATAATCACAATCTTCAGTCATAGTATCAACATAATCTTCAATGTCAACATACTCGTCGTGATATTCCCATTCAAAATCGCTCATTTAAAAACTCCTAGTTAAAACAATCGAACATTAACCAGTACCCCCACTAGGACTCGAACCTAGAACTTACGGTTTAAAAGACCGCTACTCTAACCAATTGAGTTATGAGGGCATTAGTAGGGCGTGGAGGAGTCGAACCTCCCTATGATTACCTTATAAGAGTAACGGATGCTACCGGCTTACCTTACGCCCCGTGTTGTTATCTCATTCTACCATATGTTATCGTCTTGTCAACCATTGGTACTTGAGTTTTATTTTAAACTGCCCCGATAGGATTTGAACCTATAACCCAGCGGTTAACAGCCGCTTGTTCTACCGTTGAACTACAGGGCAATACTACCGGA